TTGTTGTTTGATGCAAGCACCAAACTGAAACGAATGCTATCACGTTTACACAACCCTGCAATGGGGTTCGTTGCAAAAAGGCAGAAATATTTAAATCGTTATGAATCAACGAGTTACGAGAGTTGGAGTTCTCCAAAATGGCTAATGTATACCTTTGTTTGCATTGTGGTAATGAATGCTTCAGTTTTCAATGCGAACGATTGAGGCTGAGGGACAAGGCGAAGCCGAATGGACAGGTGCTTGATAGGCACTGAGTGCTGTAGGGAAGAGAGGCGATGAAGTGCAGGGCATGAGCTTGTGATGAGCTTGCAGTGATGAATGTTTAAACGTCTTGCTGTTGGCTTGCCACTGGAAACAACAACACTGCTGTTGGCTTGCAGTTGTCCATCGCCTTGCTGGTGTTCACACTGCTTGCAGTTGTGAGGTGCATTGATGCGTTATGCGAACGAGTTGCGTTGTGTGTGTCGTGCTGAGAAAATGGTGAGAACAATTGCAGAGTGTTTAAACCAAGTGAAAGGGATCACAACATGGCACAAAACAAAATCAATGAGAACGATATCGGTGTAAGCACTGCACCGTTCGCAGATGCAATCATTGACGGCGAGGGAGACTACAGCGAAGCGATACGGTCAGCCGCTTCCCAAGTAGAGATAACAGTGAGAGGAGATGGAAAGCCATTTGGACATAAGCCCAATGAAGATGAAGTCATCGAGAATAGAAAGACAACTACCAAGATGAAATTGTTCGCCTCTGCCATTGCGGATGGACTCAGTCCAGCAGAGGCGTACAGGAAAGTGTATGACTGCTCGAATAGCACCAATGCCACCGTTATGGCTAATGCGAACAGACTGCTGAATGACGGAAGAATTACTTTACTACTTGAACCAGTCTTCCAAGCTAAACGAGAGATGGTCATCAATGACGAGTTGGCTACGAGGCGATTCATCATGCAGGAACTCTTTGAACACGCCAAGAACACTGAGCGAGTGAGTGACAAGCTCAGAGCATTGGAGATGATGGGCAAGAGCATTGGTATGTTCAATGACACTGCTGACAAGGATGAGAACGATCTTGATGTAGAAAAGCTCAAAGGTGAACTCAAGGCAAAGATGGCATCGATGCTCAACGTCACACTGCCATCAGCCAAGCACTGAGGGGAGATAACTAATTGGGAGTGGCTCTGTAGCGCTATGTGCAAGGCGTGTATGCGAGGCGTGTATGCGTATGCATGAGGCGTGTGTGCGGCGTAGCGTGTGCCTGTGCATGGCGTGTAAACGATGCTCTCCACTCGTGCGCTAGGCGGCTAGAGGCGTGTGCGCTAGGAGCAACCCCACCCACTCCCACCCCCCTTTTCTCGGCGGCATCGACTGTCCTTACACTACACTCAAATCCACACAACCAATCCCAGAAAACACCCCCCTTAACTTTTGTATTACCAAACCCCCACCCCCTATATATTTTGAAAAAGCAGTATCGTTCGCAAGTTCGGTGTACAACTGCAAGCCGAATGGGGGTAGGAAGTGCCTACCAAAAGTTTTGGGAGATGAGCGCCTCGACTACCAATAACCTATATAGATTTTCCTAAAAACTATACATAGCAGTATCCATATGCATAGGACTGCAACCCTTCGGGTTTTCTTGATCGTTCTTAATCGTGTTTAAACGTGCTATATTCCGTTCGTACATATGTTCGCATAGGGGTTCGCATGGAAAAGAAAACCAAACTGGTCTACGACTTCATCGTGGCTTGCCAGCAAATACGCAAGATCACGCCATCCTACCGAGAGATTGCCATTGGTCTTGGTATGAAGAGCAAGTCCAACATCTTTCGATACATCCGCAGACTGGAAAAGATGGGAGCCATTGAGACACAGCCCAAGAAGATGCGAACCATTAAATTGACCAATAAAGTGGTCAACGACATCGTCAAGCTATGAGTCTTCTGACTACAGAGGAGATGGAGCAGTACCTCCAGATGTTGGAGACACTGCCGCCTGAGCATGAAATGATCCCAAAGATCAAGCTTCTGATGGAAGCTGATCGTAGAGAACAATGCAAGGAACACTTCATTCCCTTTGTAGAAGATATGTGGCCTTCATTCATCGCAGGGCGGCATCACAAAATCATGGCAGATGCCTTTGAGCGGGTTGCCAATGGCAAGTTAAAAAGGCTCATCATCAATATGCCGCCTAGGCATACCAAGTCAGAGTTCGCATCTTTTCTGTTTCCGTCATGGTTTCTGGGTAAGTACCCACACAAAAAGATTATCCAGACTGCCCACACCGCTGAATTGTCAGTGGGATTTGGTCGTAAGGTCAGGAACTTGGTCAATACAGCCCCCTACCAGCGCATCTTCCCCACAAAGTTATCCACGGACAGCAAGGCCGCAGGACGCTGGAACACAAACAAGGGCGGTGACTACTTCGCTATCGGTGTAGGCGGTGCAGTGACGGGTAAAGGCGCTGACGTTCTCATCATTGATGATCCCCACTCCGAGCAGGAAGCCATGCAGGGTGACCCAAAGGTGTATGACAGGGTCTATGAGTGGTACAGCTCAGGCCCTCGCCAGCGTTTACAGCCGGGGGGAGCCATCATCATTGTGATGACTCGCTGGTCAAAGCGGGATTTGACGGGTCAGGTAGTGTCAAACTCGGTCAAAAGGGATGGGGATGAGTGGGAAACCATTGAATTTCCTGCATTAATGCCATCTGGCACACCACTTTGGCCTGAATTCTGGTCACAAGAAGAGCTTGAAGCCATCAAATCTGAGATTCCAGTATCCAAATGGGAGGCTCAGTACCAACAAAACCCAACATCCGAGGGCGGTGCGCTCATCAAGCGGGAAATGTGGAGAATTTGGGACAAAGATCACCCACCAGAGTGCGAATACACCATCCAAAGCTGGGATACAGCGTTCGAGAAGCACAACAGGGCTGACTATTCAGCTTGCACCACATGGGGAGTGTTCAGACATCCCGATGAAAAAGGCAATGCCCAACCAAACATCATCTTGCTGGATGCATTCAAAGACCGCTTGGAGTTTCCTGAGCTAAAAGCCAAAGCCTTTGAGATGTACAACGAATGGGAGCCTGACACTTTACTGATCGAAAAGAAGGCGGCAGGAGCCCCGCTGATCTATGAAATGCGCCGCACAGGAATACCGCTTCAAGAGTACACACCAAGCAAAGGCAATGATAAGATAGCCCGTGTAAACGCAATATCTGACATATTTGCGTCTGGCTTTGTCTGGTGTCCAGACAGGCGCTGGGCTGAAGAGGTCATGGAGGAGTGTGCTTCCTTCCCAAATGGTGAGCATGACGACTTAGTTGACTCAACCAGTCAGGCGCTGTTAAGGTTCCGACAGGGCGGCTTTCTCCGTTTAAACACGGATGATGAAGAAGACTTTGTCCCCCGCAAACGAAAAGCGGCCTACTACTGAGGAACCCCATGATTGAAAAAAGTTTATACCAAGCGCCAGCAGGACTTGCCATCATAGAAGAAGTGCCTACGGTTGAAATTGAAATTGAAATCATTGGCGAGGACGAAGACTCTTCAATTGAAGATGTGATGTCTCCAGAGATTGGCTTTGACGAAAACCTTGCAGAACATATTGATCCCAAGGAACTCTCAACCATTGCCAATGATTTGATTGGCGACATTGAAGATGACATAGGCGCTCGTAAAGACTGGATGCAGACCTATGTCGATGGGCTTGAACTCCTCGGCATGAAAATCGAAGAGCGGTCAGAACCTTGGGAGGGCGCTTGTGGTGTCTACCACCCCCTGCTCTCAGAGGCGCTGGTCAAGTTCCAAGCAGAAACAATCATGGCAACTTTCCCCGCCGCAGGGCCAGTCAAGACCCAGATCATTGGCAAAGAAACGCCACAGAAAAAAGAAGCCGCCACTCGTGTTCAAGATGACATGAACTATGAGTTGACCGATGTGATGACAGAGTTTCGCCCTGAGCATGAACGAATGATTTGGGGCTTGGGTCTGTCAGGTAATGCATTTAAGAAGGTCTACTTCGACCCAACACTTAATCGTCAGACATCTATATTTGTACCAGCCGAAGACATCATTGTCCCCTACGGCGCATCTTCACTACAAAACTCTCCTCGTGTCACCCATGTGATGCGTAAAACAAAGAACGAACTTGCTCGTCTAGTGCATGATGGTTTTTACATTGACGAAGAGCTTGGTGAGCCAAGCACCAGCCTTGATGAGGTGGAGAAAAAGATTGCTGAGAAAATGGGCTTCAAGGCGACTACAGATGAGAGGTACAAGATTTATGAAGTACACGTTGACCTCGACATCGCTGGGTTTGAGGACTGCGATGAAGACGGAGAGCCAACAGGCATTGCTCTGCCCTACATCGTTACCATCGACAAAGAAACAACAACCGTGCTGGCTGTGCGCCGCAACTGGCGACCAGAAGATGAAACCAAACAAAAACGAAATCACTTCGTCCATTATGGATACGTCCCCGGGTTTGGCTTCTATTACTTCGGCCTAATCCATCTGATTGGCGCATTTGCAAAGTCAGGCACATCACTGATTCGTCAGTTGGTAGACGCTGGAACTTTGGCAAATCTCCCCGGAGGGTTCAAGACCAAGGGCATGAGAGTCAAAGGCGATGACACCCCAATTTCCCCCGGAGAATGGCGAGATGCAGACGTTGCATCAGGCACACTCAAAGACAATCTTTTGCCACTTCCATACAAAGAGCCAAGCCAAGTTCTGATGGCACTGCTTGCAAATATCGTGGAAGAAGGCCGCAGAGCCGCTGGTTCAGGCGATTTAAACGTGGCGGATATGTCTGCCAATGCCCCAGTTGGCTCCACACTGGCGCTGTTGGAAAGAACTTTGAAGGTGATGTCTGCCGTTCAAGCTCGTATCCACTACTCCATGAAGCAAGAATTGGTGTTGTTAAGAGACATCATTAGGGATTACACCGAGGAAGAGTACGACTACGAGCCAGAAGAGGGTAGCCGTAGCGCCAAGAAGTCAGACTATGACTGCTGTGATGTCATCCCTGTCAGCGATCCCAATGCCGCCACAATGGCTCAGAAGATTGTGCAATATCAGGCGGTACTCCAGTTGGCTCAAAATGCCCCCGGAATCTACAATATGCCTCAGCTTCATCGTCAAATGCTGGATGTGCTGGGCATCAGGAACGCTCAAAAGCTTATTCCCTTGGAAGATGATCAGAAACCTCGTGATCCATTAAGCGAGAACATGAATGCAATGATGGCAAAGCCGCTCAAAGCTTTTATCTATCAGGATCATGAGGCGCATATTGCCTCCCACATGAATTTCCTGCAAGACCCCAAAACGGCGGCAATAATTGGGCAAAGCCCAGCGGCACAACAAATATCTTCCAGCATACAAGCTCACATTGCAGAGCATTTTGCTTATCAGTATCGTCAAGAGATCGAACAGCAAGTTGGCGCACCGTTGCCATATTTGTCTGAGGATGATGACGAATTGCCACAGGAATACGAGATTCAGATTGCTCGTTTGGTGGCGCAAGCCAGCCAACAACTGCTTCAAAAGAACCAAGCAGAAGCCGCTCAAGAGCAAGTTGCTCAACAACAGCAAGACCCCATCATCCAAATGCAGATGCAGGAATTGCAACTCAAAGCAGAAGAAATCAAGCGCAAAACAGCCAAAGACCAAGCAGATACAGCCCTCAAACAGGCTCAATTGCAGGTCGAAGAGGCCAAATTGGAAACACACACCAATCTGGAAGGTCACAAGCTTGGAGTCAAAATTGCCCACGAAAAGGCGGCTTTGGCTCAAAAATCCGAGGCAGAGCAGGACAAAGCCAACCTTAGCGGTCATCGCTTAGGCTACGAAATGGCCTCCTCCAAAGATCGTTTAAACAGAGAGTCATTGTTTAAACTGCACGAAGCAAAGAACAAAACCCCTCCAACAGAACCAACGACAGGTGAGTAATGGATAACTTTGACGTAATTGTTAAGAATATTGACGAAAAAATTCACCAATTACGAGATTTTGTAGCCACAGGCAACGTAAGTGACCTGTCGGAATACAAGGCAACGTGCGGTCAGATTCGAGGTCTGCTGATTGCACGGGAATTCGTATCAGACCAGAAGCAAAAAATGGAGAGATTTAATGAATGACTTCTCAAGTGTCGGCACGAGGCTGGCAGAAGAAAGCGCATTGAAAGAGGTCGAGCCTTTTACCCACGAAGAAAAGGCAAAACAACTCCCAAATCCCACTGGATACCGCATTCTTTGCGCCATTCCAGAGCAGGAAAAAGAGTACGAGAGCGGCATCATCAAAGCCGAACTCACTGTGCATAACGAAGAGATACTGACCACCGTGCTGTTTGTGGTCAAGCTTGGCTCTGATTGCTACAAAGATGAAAAGCGGTTTCCCAACGGTGCTTGGTGTAAAGAGGGTGACTTCATCCTTGTTCGCCCCCACGCTGGAACCAAACTTGTCATCCACGGCAAAGAATTTCGCATCATCAACGATGACTCCGTTGAAGGTATTGTGGAAGACCCCCGTGGCATCAAACGCAAATAAGGAGCGCACATGAGTACATACAAAGGTGAAGAATACAAGTTTCCCGATGAAATGGATGCCTCGGAAGAGATTGAAATTGAAATCGAAGATGACACCCCTGAACAAGATCGTGGCAAAACGCCATCCGATCCAAAGTTTGTAGAGGAGCTTGACAACGATGAGTTGGATGAATATTCAGCCGCCGCCAAGCAAAAGATAGCCGCCTTTAAAAAGGTCTATCACGATGAACGAAGGGCGAAAGAATCCGCCGACAAAGAACGTGAAGAGGCTGTAGCAGTTGCCAAAAGGCTTTTTGAGGAAAACAAAGCACTCAAAGGGCGTGTAAACAACACCGAAGGCTTTGCCATCAACTCCATCAAGACCAATGCCCACGCCGCCCTTGAAAAGGCTAAACGTGAGTATCGGGATGCGTATGAGTCAGGCGACACAGACAAGATTATTGATGCTCAGGAAGCAATGACCGAAGCAAAGATGTCAATTGCGAACGCTGAAAGGGCTGAACAAAATTTTAAAAATCAGCCTGTTCAGGATGAAGAATTTGTGGTACAAACGCCCCAACGGCCTAAACAGCCGCCCCGTGATCAGAAGTTTGAGAAATGGCGAGAGCGTAACTCTTGGATTGATTCAGACTCTGAAATGCGAGCTTTGGCGATGGGTATACACGAAAAACTCGTCTCCGAACATGGTGCTGGCTATGCCACAACCGATGAGTATTACAGACGCATTGACGCAACAGTGCGTAAGCGCTTCCCCGAAAAATTCGAGGATGGCGATGAAACGGAAATCGAAGTCGATTCCAAACCTCCTGCTCGCACGAAACCGAGCGTTGTCGTAGCTCCTGCCTCAAGAAGCACTGCTTCAAAAAAAATGAAGCTGAAGCCTTCCCAAGTTGATCTCGCCAGAAAACTTGGAATTACCAATGAGCAGTACGCCAAAGAAGTTTTATTACTTGGAGATTTGAAATGACAAAAACTGAAATTAACCGTTTAAGCCGTGATGTTGATACAAGAGCAACCTATGAGCGCCCAAAGCAGTGGGCTCCAGCGGAACTTTTGCCCGAACCTGACAAAGAACCGGGTTACTCATATCACTGGGTGCGTACCTCAACACTGGGAGCCGCCGATCCCCGCAATATTTCGAGAATGTTGCGTGAAGGCTGGGAACCAGTACGAACAGAGGAACAGCCCAAATTTCAACTGTTAATTGATCCGAGTAGTCGATTCAAAGACAACATCGAGATCAGTGGGCTGTTACTTTGCAAGGCTCCTCATGAGTTTTTGGATCAGCGCCGTGCGTACTTCAATCGGCAAACCCAAGCTCAGACGGATGCTGTAGACAACAGTTTTATGCGTCAAAGCGATGCGAGGATGCCCCTTTTCAGAGAAGGCAAGTCTTCGACAACCTTTGGCAAAGGTTTCTAAACTTTTTGGAGTTTTTTCATGGCATATCCTACCGTTTCAGGCCCTTACGGGTTTCAACCGATCAATCTGATCGGCGGTCAGGTGTTCGCTGGTTCTACTCGAAATATCCCTATTGCTTCAGCTTCTGGCACATCTATCTTTGCAGGTGATGTTGTCCGTCTGAACACTGGTGGTACTTTGAGCCGAGCCGCTACGGGCACGACCTCCGCTACTGATGCAGTCGGCGTTTTCATGGGTTGTTCTTACACAAACCCATCAACCAACCAAAAGATCTTCACTCAATATTGGCCCGGTGGTACTGTTGCCGCTGATGCCGTTGGTATTGTTGCTGACGATCCCAACACTCTGTACAAAGTTGCTGTGCTGTCTACTTCGACTGCTGTCAGTGGCTTGACTCGTGCGGCTGTTGGTCAAAACGTGGCCTTTTTCTTGACCGCTGGTAGCACTACCTCTGGCGACTCTAAAGAAGGTGTGTACAACTCGACTGGTTCAACCACCACTTTGCCTTTCCGCATTGTTGATGTGGTTCCTGAAACCGTCAACGCTTCTGGCTCGTTTACAGAGGTGATCGTCAAATTCAATTTTGGCGTTCACACTTATACGTCTGCTACGAACGTAGTAACCGCCGCTTAAAGGAGCATCTAAATGGCTATTTCTCGTGCACAACTACTCAAAGAACTGCTCCCCGGATTGAACGCTTTGTTCGGTTTGGAATACGCAACGTATGGTCAGCAACATAAAGAAATTTATGACACTGAAACATCAGAGCGTTCTTTTGAAGAAGAAACCAAGCTGTCAGGCTTCTCTGCCGCACCAGTCAAGAACGAAGGCCAAGCCATCGCTTATGACAATGCTCAAGAGGCGTTTACAGCTCGTTACAACCACGAAACCATTGCTTTGGGTTTCTCGCTGACCGAAGAGGCCATCGAAGATAACTTGTACGACAGCTTGTCTGCTCGCTACACCAAGGCTTTAGCTCGTGCAATGGCTTACACCAAGCAGGTTAAAGCCGCCGCCGTGTTGAACAACGGTTTCACCAACTCTGCCGCTTATTACGGTGGTGATGGTGTGCCTTTGTTCTCTACAGCCCACCCCTTGGTTTCTGGTGGAACTAACAGCAACACCCAATCAACCGCCGCAGATTTGAATGAGACTTCCTTGGAAGCCGCCATTATCCAAATCCAGCAGTGGACTGATGAACGTGATCTGTTGATCGCCGCCAAGCCCAAGAAGTTGATTGTTCCTCCCCAGCTTCAGTTCGTTGCAACTCGTTTGCTTGAAACCGAACTGCGTGTTGGCACAACCGACAACGACATCAACGCTGTGAAGAACAATGGTTCTGTCTCTGAAGGTTACACCGTTAACAACTTCTTGACCGATCCTAACGGCTGGTTCCTGACCACCGATGTTCCCAACGGCATGAAGCATTTCGTTCGCACCCCCTTGTCTAACAGCATGGACGGTGACTTTGATACTGGTAACGTCCGTTACAAGTCTCGTGAGCGTTATAGCTTCGGTTGGTCTGATCCCCTCGGTATGTGGGGCGCACAAGGCGCTTAATTGCCCTTGGAAAGAAAGGCTCCTTCGGGAGTCTTTTTTTTGCGTTTAAACCTTGTACAGCGTTTAAATGTGGTGTATAAACTAGGTATCTGGGCTTTTACTTACGTCAACCGCCCCAGCGGACAATGCAATGATGACGTAGGGACTTTTGCATAAAGGAATAATCATGGGATTCGCAACTCACCTAGGCCCTTGGCTGTTGGGCACTGTTAAAAACACCACTGGCTCAACTGCTGGAACAATTCGCAACATGGGCGCTACTACAGTTAGCCAATCTGTAAATGTTGTGTTCGGCACTTTGACTGGCACTGCTTTTGTTCTCCCCGCTGGCGCTCAAATTACCGACATCAAGATCGTCACCACAGTTGTGTTTAGTGCGGCAACAACTGCCAAACTAAGTATTGGTGCTGTTGACTTCACAACCACAGGAACAATCACTTCTGTTGGTGGCATCAGCTTAACTGCAAATGCAACAACACCAGCCTTGTTCCTCAATGTAGGCACAACTGATGCCATCGTTAGCTACACATTGGCTGGCACTGCATTGTCTACTGGTGCGGCAACCATCATCATCACTTATTCTGTGCGTGATTCAAATGGTTCTGCCAATCCAACTGTTACTCAAAACTAATCTGACGGGGAGCTAGTCTCCCCTTTTTTTCTTTAAAGGATTAGCCATGATGCAGACAGACGTAAAGCAAGCGCACATAAACGCAAGTGGGTTTATGGTGATGGGCAGGAATCGTGTTCGTGCGATTTCTTTCACTGGTAGCGCAACCGCTGGTAGCGTTTCGTTATTTGACACAACAGTGGCTCCTGTAACCACAGCAACCTATGGAAGATCAGGAACAACAGTTACTGTTTCTTCAACGGCGCACGGCCTTGTTACAGGCGATGTTCGTGGGTTTGATTTTGCGGCGGGAACTGGTGGGACAGCTACCAACGGCAACTACGCAATCACTAGAGTTGATGCAAATTCGTTTACCTTAACGGACATCAACTCAGGAACTATCACTGCCACACCCTCTCTTGTGTACGGAACAAAGTGGCTTATGTCTTTTGACACAGCCGCAGGTGATTCTTACAACAATGCGCCATTCATACCTGCTGAAGGTGTTCTTGTTGCCAATGGCGTTTATGCATCTATTTCAAACTTGGTCGCTGTAAACATCTTCTACGGATAAACCATGCAACAAGAAGGCGCATTCAATCTGGCTGGTCGAAAAATAATGATCGGCATTCCTTCGTATGACTACAAGGTAGCAACGAAGTGGGCAATCTCATTTGCTCATTTCTGCGTTGAAGCCAGCAAGCACGGCGTTCAAATCCAAGTGGGCAACGTCTCTGGATGCTCTGTTGTTTCTCGTGCCAGAAACTTGATTGCGTATGACTTCTTGGAGTCTGACTGCACTGATCTGATGTTCATTGACTCTGACATCACATTCAATGCTGACGATGTTTTTCGCCTCATGGCATGGAACAGCGATCCCAAGAAAGGGATCGTTGCTGGTATTCCTGTAGCTCGTAAAAAGGGCAAGGTCTACATCTCTACACTGGATATTGATGAAGACCGTCAGGTTCAAATGAACCCAATGGGTCTTGTTCGTGCCTTGCGTGTTGCCACTGCATTCATGATCATCCGCCGTGATGTGTTCACCACTCTTCAGAATGCACATCCTGAGTGGGCATATATCGATGACCGCATTCAGGATGGCAAGTCCTACTCATTCTTTGATTTCAAGTCCACGCCAGAAGGCTATGTCGGGGAGGATTACACCTTCTGTGACCGTGCCAGAGAGGTTGGATTTGAGGTTTGGATAGACCCCACTATCAAGCTTGGACACATGGGCATCCATGAGTTTGAAGGCTCTTTTGGCGAGGATTATCTGTATCCAATGCTCCGCCCTCTTGATGATGGCAAGGAGGTTGTAAATGGCTAAATCTCCAGCATGGCAAAGAGCGGAAGGGAAGAATCCCAAAGGCGGTTTAAACGCAAAAGGGAGGGCTTCTGCCAAGGCTCAGGGGATGAATCTAAAGCGTCCACAACCAGAAGGTGGCAGTCGCAGGGATTCCTTCTGCGCCCGTATGGAGGGGATGAAGAAGAAGCTCACAAGCGCCAAGACCGCAAGCGATCCAGATTCGAGGATTAACAAGAGTCTTCGTGCATGGAATTGCGCTGAAGGCGGGTATGTAACAAAGGCTGATGGCTGTGCCATCCGTGGCAAAACCAAAGGGAGGTTTGTGTAAATGGCTAAATACAAATACGAAACACCATTCGATCGAATGAATCGTGAGAATCGTGAAGACGAACGCAGAGCCGATATTGCTTCGGAAACAAAAAAAAGAGTCACTAAAAACAAACCCGGCGCTCCATATTATCAACCACAAGATGAGGCTATTGATAAAGCTCAAATTAGGGCTGACGCACAAGGTGCGTACATGAAGAGTCAGGTTGGAGATAACTATCAGCGGGATGAGGGTATTGGGGCTGACGCATATCGCTCAGTTAGAAACTTAATGGCTGGCAAACGTGGCCTTGAGGCGGCTGAGCATGGCGATCGAACACTAATGTCTGGCGCACGAGAAGCTGGTTTTGATGCCGTAAGACGTCAATCCGCCGCCGAGCTTAAGCGTGAAGCTCGTGGTAAAGAAGAATATAAAAAAGGCGGCAAGGTTTCTAGCGCCAGCAAACGTGGTGATGGGTGTGCGGTTCGTGGCAAAACCAAGGGCAGGTTTGTGTAATGGCTGATGATGTTTTTAGAGTAACCAAAGACGCTAATGGCAATCATGTTTACACTCACAACAATCAAGTTTTGTCCAAAGCCGAGTTTGACCAAAGAAACGCTCAATCAACAGCAGAAATAAATGCGCTTAAAAATCAAAAAGATGATTTTGATTCGGAGTTTGATGACATGAGGGCAAAAATTCAAGCAATGAAAAAGCCTATCAAAAGGGCGAAGGGTGGTTCTGTAAGCTCTGCATCTGCTCGTGGTGACGGGTGCGCTGTGCGTGGGAAAACCAAAGGGAAGTTTGTTTGATGGAACTCAACACCATTTGGTCTGCTGGACTCTCCATAGTTATGGGTGGTCTTTGGTTCTTCATCCGAGAGAGGTTTGAAGATGTCAAGCGCATTGAGCGCCTTTTAAACATTACACGAGAGGAAATTGCCCGTGATACAGCAACTAAAGCAGAAGTGCAAAGACTTACTGACCACATTGATCAGCGCTTTAACCGCCTTGAAGAAAAAATTGATCAGCTTATTCAAGGGGTCAAATGATGCCAAGCCAAAGTAAAAAGCAACACAATTTCATGGCTTTGGTAGCCAACAATCCGTCAGCCGCAAAGCGGCTAAAAGTTTCTCAATCAGTTGGAGAAGATTTTATGAAAGCAGACATGGGCAAGAAATTCAAAGAAGGCGGCGCTTCCATGAAGTCCGATCTCAAACAAGATAAAAAAGTTGTGAAGAAGGCTTTTTCTATGCACGACAAGCAGGCGCATGGCGGCAAGTCTACTGACCTCACAAAGCTTAAAAAAGGTGGAATGCCAAAAGGCATGATGCCATTTGAGAAGTCCAAGAAAGATGTCGAAATGAAGGGCGTTAAAGAAGGCTCCAAAAAAGACATGATGATGGACAAGAAGCAAATGATGGGAATGAAACCCATGATGAAAAAAGGTTACGCAGAAGGCGGCATGACTATGGTCAACAAGGGCGGGAAGATGGTTCCTGACTTTGCGGCTGACGGCAAAGGCAAGATGGCTAAAGGCGGCATGGCTACTATGAAATACGCCAAAGGCGGCGTAATTGCCGCCCCAATGGGCAAGGTCACGGCAGGTGGTAAGCGTCCTCATGGCGAGCATACAGTACAGACCAAAGGTATGACCAGAGGCAAGGTAGTCAAAATGAACATGGGCGGCAAAGCCTGCTAAGGGGTAAATAATGCCAAAAAAGCAAATGAAATTCAAAGATGGCGGCAAGGTCAAGCATTACTACACTGGAGGCAAATCCTCTCTAAGCTCTGACACTGGATATTCTTCTGGCGTAAGAGGCAATGCTCTTCCGCCAGAAGATGAAATGGAGTACATCAAATCTGACGTACGCCGTGCTTTGGCTGGCGAGCCCCCTATTTATAAACAATATAAGTATGACTTTACGCAACTTCCTCCGTCAAAAGATAATTCTGTTATGGATTCTGACTCGTCAGAATCAGAAGGAAAGTCTGGTTTGGCAAAGGCTGTTAAAAAAGTTGAGAAATCAAGTCAAGGTCTTTCCCTTGGTTCTGGAAAAAGTGCTGATGAATTGGCTAACGCATCACGCCGTCAAGCAAGTCAAAGAGCAAAAATTCCTTATTCAAGTGACAGAGCGGTTTCTCAAATCCCCGGCCAGTCTATGTCTGACGAGCAACGGGAAGCGATTAACCAAGGCCAACGAGTCACGGGAACTGAGCTTGGTCGCAATGTCTCCAACACCATGTCTGCGCTGACACCTTTGGGTGGTGGCGTTGGAAAGATTGGCGCTGAATTGGCTATGGGTAGCCGTGCTTCAAAAGCGGCTACAGCTGAAAAATTAAGCCCCGCTGGTCAACGCCTAAAGAACATGGAAGAAGTTCGCAGGGTGGCAATGCCCGGCAGGGCAGAGGCTGTGATGAACCCTTCTGCTTGGGCTGGTGGCCCAAAGGCAATGGACAGAATTGCTCAGGTCGAGGCTCGTGCCGCTCAAGCCGAAGCCAGAGCCGCTCAAGCCGCCGCACGAAAAAAAGCCGCTCAAGCCAAGAGAGATGCTAAAGACCCAGTGATGCAAGAAAGGCCGGGGGCAAGCAAGGCTAACTCAGGTTACAAGTATGAAGGTGATGAACCTTTCCCCCCTATGTATAACAAAGGCGGCGCAATCAAGAAGTTTGCCAAGGGCGGCTCTGTAAGCTCAGCATCCAGTCGTGCAGATGGTTGTGCTATTCGTGGCAAGACCAAAGGCATGATCTCTAAGATGAAGTCTGGTGGTATGTACGGAGGCAAAGGTGCTTGCTAGTCGTGGGATGGGAGCCATTGCTCCATCAAAGATGCCAAAAGCCAAAACCAAAGCTCGGCGGGATGAGACTGCGTTTAAACAGTTTAAAGAGGGTGGCGAGGTTAACAAAGACGTTAAGCCTTACCTCGAAGGTCAAATCAACTCTGACAAATATGGTACAGGTGGCGGCGGCAGGGCTGGAGTTACCAAGAGTCTTGGAAAAGATTCTGATGTTTCTGCGTATATTGAAGGCGGCGGATACAAACCAAAAGACGGTGAATTTAAAGGCAAAATCACTGGCGGTGGCGTAACTTACAGCAAGAGATTTGAAAAGGGCGGAAGCGTAAATGAGGCTGGCAACTACACCAAGCCCAGTATGCGGAAGTCGTTGTTTAACTCTATCAAAGCTTCGGCGGTACAAGGCACGGCGGCAGGACAGTGGTCGGCAAGAAAAGCACAGTTGCTTGCCAAGAGGTACAAAGAAAAAGGCGGAGGGTACAAAGATTGAAAGCACCGCAGACTTCCTTAAAAAATTGGTCTGACCAGAAATGGCGCACTAAGTCGGGGAAGCCTTCGTCAAAAACAGGCGAAAGATACTTGCCTGAAGCCGCCATTAAATCTTTGTCTTCTTCCGAATATGCGGCTACAACCAAAGCAAAACGCAAAGGTAAAGCGGCAGGAAAACAATTTGTAGCACAGCCCAAAAGCATTGCAAAGAAAACAGCAGGGTTTAGATAATGTCAACAACCAGTGGAACAACCTCATTTAATCTTGATCTCGTCAACCTGATTGAAGAGGCGTATGAGCGTTGTGGTCAGGAAATGAAGACTGGCTACGACATGAGGACTGCTCGCCGCTCTCTAAACATCATGACCATTGAATGGGCAAACCGTGGCATCAACCTTTGGACGATTGAGCAAGGTTTTATAAACATCGTTACTGGTCAGGCTTGCTACCCCATTCCTGTGGACACAATTGATCTTTTGGACACAGTAACTCGCACTGGAAACGGTACACCTCAGCAGTCCGACATCAACATTACCCGCATCAGCGAATCGACCTACATGACGATTCCAAACAAGCTGGCTCAAGGTAGACCTATTCAGGTGTGGATTAACCGCCAATCAGGCCAGTCTAACGTCACCACAGCCGCTTTAAACGGCGCAATTACGGCAACTGATACCACCATCACAGTAACTAATATTTACGAGCTTACGACCAACGGTTTTGTGTTGATTGACAACGAAACCATCTACTATCAGTCTGTAGATGGCAATCAGCTAATTAACTGCGCTCGTGGTCAAAACGGCACGACTGCGGCATCGCACAGCACTGCGGCTATTTTGACAGTTCAAAACCTGCCAAACATCAATGTCTACCCAGCAGGTGACGGTGGTGGCCCATACATTTTTGCGTATTACCGCCTTCGCCGCATTCAAGATTCTGGGACTTCTGGTCAGATTTACCAAGATATTCCATTTAGATTTATTCCTTGTATGGTGGCAGGCTTGGCCTTTTACCTATCGCAAAAGATTCCGCAGGCCATGAATGTTCGTGACTTCTTGAAAAACGAGTACGAAGAGCAGTGGCTACTTGCCTCAACGGAAGACCGAGACAAGGCTTCAGACAGATACGTTCCAAGGAACTTGTTCTATGCCTAATCAGTTTGCCTCTGGCAAGTATTCCATTGCGGAGTGTGATCGCTGTGGTCAGCGGTATATGCTGAAGCAGTTGAAGAAGCTGACGATCAAGACCAAAATTGCCAACATCTTGGTTTGTCCAGAATGCTGGGAGCCAGACCAGCCTCAACTGCAATTAGGTATGTACCCAGTGAACGATCCGCAGGGTGTTCGCAACCCAAGGCCAGACTTGAGCTACTACTCGTCAGGTTTAAACGGCCTACAAGTCATCCCCGGCAACGGCACGGAGCAACTTGCAAGCGGCGGGCCTGATGGCGGTAGCAGGGTATTTCAATGGGGATGGAATCCCGTTGGGGGAGCTAGGGCAGATGATGCTGGGTTAACTCCCAACGATTTGATTGCCACAGTTAGTTTAAACAGCGTTACAGTACAGGTATAAGGAGAAACATCATGGCAGGATTTGATGGCGTTGCCAAAAAAGGCAAAACAGTCGGTAAACAAATTGGGATTGACGGCCCAAAGGTTCCTTCAATGGTGGGCGGTAAAGCCAAGCACGGCGTTACTGGCGTAGCCATGAAGGCTATGGGTCGCAATATGGCTCGTGCAATGAACCAGAAACGCTCTGGTCGTGGAGGCTGATATGGGATACAGCAAAAAAATGATGGGTAAGGAAGTGGGCGATGCCTCTGTGTATGCGCCTCCTCATACCATGAAGGGAAAAAGCATGACCATTAATCAGCTTGAAAATTCACGCAACAAAGCGGTTGACCCCAACACATTGTCGGCAGACAAGGTAACCACTCGCACTCCAGCAATGCGGGTGAGCTTAGGCAACCCCAATGCTGATGACATCAAAACCAGCGGCATTGAAGTCCGTGGTAGTGGTGCGGCAACCAAAGGTCGCATGGCTCGTGGGCCAATGGCGTAAGGAATAGCCCATGACGTACAGCGAGTTGGTTACAGCCATTAAGGGATACACGGAGAACTCCTTTCCGTCTTCCCAAGACATGGCTTCGGCTACCCAAATAAATACATTCATTAAGAACGCAGAAATTCGCATCTACAACACGGTGCAAATGCCTCAGTTTAAAAAGAATGTCAGTGGAACGCTGTCTTCTGGCAATAAGTACCTGAGCTTACCTTCTGATTTTTTAGCTGTTTATTCGCTGGCTGTTTACACGACACCCGCTCTTGGAGCGTCAAGTCCTCAATCTTTTTTGCTGGACAAGGATGTAAGTTTTATTCGTGAAACCTACCCTAGTCCAATTTACACCGCACAGCCAGAGTATTACGCAATATTTGGCACAAACTCAACTTACCCGTTACTCGTTTCATTGATTGTTGGCCCAACGCCAGACGCAAATTATTCTGTTGAAATGCATTATTTTGCTTATCCAACATCAATTACGGTGTCAGTAAATTCATGGCTTGGAGATAACTTTGAAACCGTTCTTTTGTATGGATCGCTTTTAGAGGCTTACACCTTTATGAAGGGTGAGCCAGATGTTATTGCTCAGTACCAGAAACGATACGATGAGGCGTTGTCTCAACTCAAGCGTTTGGGTGATGGAATGGATCGTAGAGATGCATACCGCAACGGTCAAATAAGTATTCCTGTCAATTAAAGAAGAACATTATGGCAATCACACAATGCATTCCAACAAGCTTCAAAGTAGATATTTTGAGCGCCCAACAAAACTTCAGTGCGCTGAGTGGTGGCCCAAATACTTTCAAGATTGCTTTGTATACATCTGCCGCAACGCTAAATGCAACAACCACTGCATACTCCGCAACCAATGAAGTTGTTGGTACTGGATACACCGCAGGCGGTGCAACGCTTTCAATCTCTACAGCGCCAACATCAAGTGGCACAACAGCTTACATTTCGTTTTCAAATGCAACGTGGGCGGCATCAACGATCACTGCTCGTGGCGCATTGATCTACAACAACACTTTGGCTGGTAAGAACGCTGTGGCAGTTCTTGATTTTGGCAGTGATAAGACAACTGTTGCAAGCACTTTCACAGTTCAATTCCCAACAGCGTCAAGCACCTCTGCAATCATAAGGATTTCATAATGGCAATCGTTACAACAACCAAGGGCGAAATGGATGACTCTTTGCTGGAAAAGCGTGAGGGTAATGTTGACAATGACAATGAATTAACCACATGGGTTGAGTATTGGCTGGATGGAGAGCTTGTTCACCGATCTGCTCATGTAACTTTGAAAAAAATGCCACCTATTGGCGGCGAAACACAACCTCTAGGCTAAAGGAAATATCATGGCAAATACCCAATCAATGTGTACTTCATTCATGAGCGAGCTTATGCTCGGTCAACACCAGCTTGGCACTTCAACCATTGTGTCCCGTGGCAGTTTGACATCGCCCACTACAGATACAGTTAAAGCGGCTCTGTACCTTACATCTGCAACCATCAATGCGGCTACCACTGTTTACACGGTGACTGGAGAGGTGTCTGGTACTAACTACACTGCTGGCGGCGTAACGGTAACTAATGCAACGGCTCCGACTTCCACTAACAGTTCTGCAACTGCTGGTGTGGCGTATTGGACTCCTTCAGCTTCAATTACCTACACCACAGTGACATTATCGACAGCGTTTGATACTGTTCTGCTTTACAACTCCACTCAAAGTAACAAGGCTATTAGTGTCCATACGTTTGGTTCGCAAACCATCACGGCAGGTACGTTCACTTTGACAATGCCATCAAACACCACATCAACCGCTTTGTTGCGCTTGGCTACCACCTAAGAGGTAGTCCATGTCTCTCGGCTGGGGTGACGGTACATGGAGTAGCGGCCCTTGGGGTGGAGGGACGGTATATCCAACAGGGAATGAGGCGGCTGGCTCTGTTGGATCAGTCTCGTCTGATCGGACTATTGCACTAAGTGGGGTATTGGCTTCTGGGAATGTTGGGGATGTTGCTGAGACAAACAACCCAACAGAAGACGGAAATATTGCTTATGGAAACGTAGGCAATGTAGGAGGCTCTCTTGTAGTCGCCTTGTCTGGGGTTTCTGCATCTGGTTCTGTTGGCACTGTTGTCCACAGCAAAGATGTTGCGCTGACTGGGGATGTGGCAAGCGGCGGTGTAGGCACGGTTTCTCGTGGAGCCACATCACTGGCCTTGACGGGAGTAGAAGCTTCTGGTTTTGTAGGGACGGTGATCCACGGCAAAGAAGTTGCGTTGACTGGTGATGAGGCGGCGGGTGCAGTTGGCACTGCTGTTTCCAGCACAGCGATTGGATTGACTGGGGACGAGGCGTATGGCTATCCGGGCGGAGTAATTGTCCCGCTTCCAAGCAATCAGGCTGATGGCGCAGTTGGCTCGGTTTCCTTTGAGGTGACTGTTGCCATAACTGGAAATCAGTCAAGTGCTGTTGTGGGAACGGTTGGAAAAGGAGCAAGAACATTTGCTTTAACAGGGAATCAGGCATCAGGAGCGGTAGGATCTGTGGTTGCTGTTTATTGGAAGATCATAGATGACAATCAGACCGCAAACTGGCAAAATATCAATAACCCGCAGACACCTAGTTGGGCAGATGTTTCAAACACACAGACCCCAATTTGGGAAGAAGTAGCAACTTGAGGTAAATCATGGCAACAGCATATTCATCACTCTTGGGTTTGGCGCTACCCGTCACTGGAGAGCTAACTGGAACGTGGGGCGATGTAGTTAATAATTCAATTACCGCCCTTTTGGATACGGCAATTGCTGGCACTACTACGCTGAGTTCTGATGCAGACGTAACCCTGACAACGACCACTGGAGCGGCAAACACAGCACGGCAAGCAGTTCTTTTGTGGACAGCAAGCGGGACAGTTACAAGGACTATTACAGCGCCAGCTCAATCCAAGACCTATGTGGTCATCAACAAAACGGGAAGCACTCAGTCTATTAAGTTGGTGGGCGTTGGGCCAACAACTGGAGTCACGATCATTGCGGGTGAATCTGCTGTTTGTGTTTGGAACGGTGTTGACTTTATTAAGGTTAGTTCAACGGTTGGAAATGCCGCTGGATCAAACACTCAGGTTCAATTCAATAACTCAGGTGTTTTGGGCGGCTCCGCCAACCTTACTTGGAATGGCACAACGCTTGCGGTAACAGGTGCATTGACGGCAAGTGCTGACTCAACATTCTCCTCAACTGGTGCATTGAGTATCAGCAAGGGAACGACTGGTCAACGTCCTACCCCAGCAAGCGGTATGTTGCGCTTCAATACCACAACGACTGAGTTTGAAGGCTACAACGGCACTGCATGGGCTTCTGTGGGCGGTGCGGCACTGAGCAACGACACAAGCACAGCGACCAATGTCTATCCCTTGTTTGCGGCGGCTACATCAGGCACTGCGTCTACTTTATACACAGGTAACGCCAAGCTGTTGTACAAGCCAAGCACAGGCGAGTTTCAGGCATCAGTACCCGTTGCATTGAATGGTATTGTGGTGAACAGCCAAACAGTAGGAACAAGCTACACAATTGCATCAGGGTACTCGGCAATGTCAGCAGGCCCGATTACCTTGAGTGGCGGTGTGGTTGTCACAGTTACATCTGGCTCACGCTGGGTAGTTCAATAAGGAAGAGATATGTCAAGCATAGTAATTAACGGCGATACAAGCGGCTCCGTCACGCTACAGGCTCCAGCGGTTGCTGGTAGCACGGTGGTTACATTGCCAACCACCAGCATGAATATGGGTACTGGAGGCGGTTCTGTTGCCACTAACACTGCGTTTGGTACAAGTGCGCTGAATGCAAATACTAGCGGTGCTAATAATTTAGCCGTTGGCTATCAAGCACTTCAAAGCAACACAACAGCTAGTGGCAACACAGCAATAGGCTATCAAGCAAGTTCTTCTTTGGTTACAAATGGATTTACTACGACAGTAGGATACTTTGCAGGTAAAACAGCAACTGAGGGCTACGTTACTGCTGTTGGTTATAACGCCGCCTCTGCCGCAACTACTGGATTTAGTACGCTTTGTGCTATTGGTGTAAACGCTTTGGCGTTAAATACTACTGGCACAAACAACACCGCAGTAGGTGGATACAACACGCTAGGCGCAAATACAACTGGCGGCTCAAACGTAGCAGTAGGTCGTGAGGCGCTCCAAGCCAACACCACAGCATCTAGCAACACTGCTGTAGGTTATCAATCTTTATACGCTAATACAACTGGAACAAACAACACAGGCGTTGGGCAAAGTGCTTTGGGTTTAAATACGACAGGCTCTTATAACTCAGCATTTGGATTGCAAGCACTAGCAAACAACACAACAGGCCAACAACAAGTATCTGTTGGTAGAAACTCGTTGTCATTAAACACAACTGGAAGTTACAACACCGCTTGTGGGCATGATGCTTTATCATCCAACACCACGGCTAATTGGAATACAGCAGTAGGTTACCAAGCTGGATTTAGTAATGCAACTGGTCAAGAAAATACTTATTTAGGTATGCAGTCTGGATACCAATCCACTGGTGATTCAAATGTAATGGTTGGATACTATACTGGGGCATCTACAACAACAGGAGCTAACAACATACTTGTTGGACGTAGCGCACAATTAGCCGCATCTGGAAATAATTACTGTATCAATATTGGAGCAAACTCTACTGGCAAGGGTACAAATACCGCATACATCAATGCTAACGGTGGCGGCACATACAACGGTGCAAATACAACTACATTTGCCACAACATCTGACCAGCGTCTTAAAAAGAACATTGTTGACAACACAGATGGTTTAAGCAAAATCACAGGCATCCGTGTACGCAACTTTGAGTACCGCATTGCAGAGGAGGTAACTGAGTTGCCAGCCCATGCCGTCATTGACAAGCAAGGCGTACAGCTTGGCGTAATAGCCCAAGAACTTCAAACAGTACTGCCTGATTGCGTAAAAACAGAAAGCACGGGAGTCATGTCAGTAGATACAGACAACCTGATTTGGTATCTGGTCAACGCAATCAAAGAACTCAAAGCCGAAATAGACGCACTCAAAGGAGCATCAACATGAACGAAATCACAGCAGAACAAATTGCCAAGCACTACTCTGCCGCTATGGACAGCGTAAACCTCATCAACGGTACAAAGCCTGAGATGATGACTGATGTTGATTGGGCAGATTGCGTGTCACGCAACAAAGAGCATTTGAAGATTATGCTTGCCAAGGACTTTTGGACAACTGAGAATTTAACTCCGCTACAACAGGCGGCAGGAGCATAACCATGGCTGTAACAATCAATGCCAGCACCAGTGCAGGCTTAGTAAACACTGCTGACACCAGCGGCGTGTTGGCGCTTCAAACTGCGGGGACAACGGCGGTATCTATAAGTGCCAGTCAGGTTGTTACGTTGACCAATGCTCTTCCAGTCGCTTCAGGCGGCACGGGCTTAACAGCCATTCCACACACAGTTGGTGTTATTTATTCTGGTTCTGGTACTTACACAACCCCTGCAAATGTAAAAGCTATTTGGGTTAGAGCCGTTGGTGGTGGCGGTGGTGGTGGTGGAAACCAAAATGGGGCAGATGGTACTGGCGGTGGAAATACCACATTTGGAACATTAACGGGCAATGGCGGTTCTGGAGGAAAAGTTGGCGGTACTACTGGAACAGCGCCCGGCGGTACTGCTAGTAACGGTGATTTAAGCATTGTTGGTGGCGGCGGAGCTGGCGCTTTTGCTGGTGTGCTTTACCAGACCCCCGGTGGTGTTGGAGGTAGTAGCGCTTTTGGTGGTGGTGCGGCTGGTGGTTACGGTGCAGCTGGGCTTGCTGGTGCAACTAACTCAGGTGGTGGCGGTAGTGGCGGTGGTGGAAACGGGGCAACCCGTGTTGCAGGGGGCGGAGGCGGTGCTGGTGGATATGTAGAAAAACTGATTGCCTCCCCATCAGCAACTTATTCCTATGCCGTTGGCGCTGGCGGTGCGGCTGGTGCTGGCGGCGATACTAATGGCGGCGCTGGTGGTTCGGGTGTAATTATTATTGAGGAGTACTATGTATGAAATACGCAATCGTTAAAGATGGTGTGGTTGTTAATGTCATTGAGTATGCAGAACAACCTACAACTCCCCCTCCCGGTTTTGAAGCGGGTCATGTGGCTATTCAAGCAGATAGGGTGAGCATTGGATGGGTATATGCAAATGGTCAATTTACAGACCCAAACCCACCCGCAGTTATTGATATGCCAGCACCCAAGTCATTGACCGATATGATTTTGGAAAGCCCAACCGAGTTGGCAAAACTTAAACAAGCATTGGGGATATAACATGGCAATC